ACCTTCGAGCAGGGCGTTGTGGTGGTAGGCCGGGCCAAGGCGTGGGTGGAGAAGGACTTTTCCCACGACATCACCGGCGGCATCGACTTCATGGACAACGTGGCCGCCCAGGTGGTGGAGTATTGGCAGGACGTGGACCAGGACACCCTCCTGGCGATCCTCCGGGGCGTGTTCTCCATGACCAGCACCAAGGGTGCGGAGTTCGTCAAGAAGCACACCTACGAGGTGGACGGCCCCATGGAGGCTACCACCCTCAACAGCGCTACCTCCCAGGCGTGTGGGGACCGCAAGAAGAAATTTACAATGGTCTTTATGCACTCCGCCGTGGCCACCAATCTGGAGAACCTGAACCTCCTGACCGCCCTCAAGTACACCGACAAGGACGGCGTCACCCGTGACCTGACCCTCTACACCTGGAACGGCAAGCTGGTGATCACGGACGACGGTATGCCCGTGGAGGAGGCCGACGGTGTGACTACCTATACCAGCTATGCGCTGGGCGAGGGCGCTATCGAATACGAGGACATCGGGGCCAAGGTGCCCTATGAGATGGCCCGCGATCCCAAGACCAACGGTGGCCAGGACACCCTCTACACCCGCCAGCGCAAAGTGTTCGCACCCAAGGGTATCTCCTATCTGAAGAAAGTCCAGGCGTCCCTCTCCCCCACTGAGGAGGAGCTTGCCAACGGCGAGAACTGGGACCTTGTCCACTCCGGGGAGGCCACGGAAGCCGAGCGGTCCTACATCGCGGACAAGGTAATCACCCTTTGCCGCATCAAGTCCAAGGGCTAAGGTGACCGCCGTGGAGGTGTACGAGGCTGCGGTGGCCCGGCTGGCTATGCTGGGGTATAACGCCACCGAGGACGACAAGCCCGCCCTGGATTTTCTGATCTCCAAGTGCCGGGTGGAACTTCTGATGAATATCAATCACAAGGAAGTGCCGGAGGGCCTTTTCTACACGCTGGTGGATATGGTGGCCGGGTCTTTCCTCCATGAGAAGCTGGCCGCCGGGGGCCTGGAAATTGAGGGCATCGACTTCGCCCAACAGCCCAAGAGCATTACCGAGGGGGACGTCAAGGTCGACTTCGCCGGAGCCAGCGATGGGGCGAGCAGCGCCGAGGCGCGGTTCCGCTCCAAGCTGGACGGCATGATGCACCCCCCGGAGAGTATTCTGGGAGCGTTTCGGAGGTTGAGATGGTGACCGACGCTTACAAGAAGGCCGTCCAAAGCCTGTGGGAAGGCAAGGCCGCCATTACTGTGCGGGATGGCGTGACCAACGAGAAAACGGGCCGCACTGAACCTGTGGAGCGCGTCACGGCCTCGGATCTTCCCTGTCGCATTTCCTTCGCCACCGTCAAGAGTACGGAGCCGGACGAGGAGGCCGCCAGGGTGGCCCAGACCGTGACCCTCTATATTGACCCCTCCATGGAAATCCCGGAGGGGTCGAAAATTACCGTCACGCAGCACGGCATTACAGCGGACTATGAACGCAGCGGCAAAGCGGCGGTCTACTCCTGCCATCAGGAGGTGCCGCTGGAGCTGTGGGAAAGATGGGCCTGATGGCGAAACGCTGGGGGAACTGCGACTATAAGCAGCTCCAGAAGCTACGGGAAAACCTCGCCAAGCTCCAACAGGCGGACATGGATCGCTTTTGCCGGGAGGTGTCCAGGGAGCTGGCGGCCCGGCTGCTGGCCCTGGTGATCCCCCGGACGCCAGTGGGCCACTACCCAAAGGCCAGCGGCAAGAAGGGCGGCACCCTGCGCCGGGGCTGGACAGCAGGGAGCCGGGACGCCAAAGCCTACGCCGAAGCCCTCTCCATTGCCAAGCAGGGCAGCACCTACACCGTCGAAGTGATAAACCCCGTGTATTATGCCAGCTATGTGGAGTTCGGGCACCGAACCAGCGGCGGCAAGGGCTGGGTGGATGGACAGTATTTCCTCACCCTATCCGAACAGGACCTGCGGAACCTGGCCCCCGGCCTGATTGAGAAGAAGCTGGAGAAACGGCTGCGGGAGGTGTTCAATGTCTGAAATCAGTTTTAACAGTATCCGGGACGGCGTGAGCCTTGCGCTCCACGCCGCTTTTCCATCTCCGGCCCAAATCCACGGCGGGGACGTCAAACAGGGACTAAAAGCCGGCGACTTCAATGTGGTCATGCCCGGAGCCGGGCATAGCCGGGAGGTGGGGCAGCGATACAAGAGGGCCCCCACCGTGGACGTGATCTACTACCCCCACAAGGATAATTCGGAGTGCTACGACATGGCGGACCAGCTGACCAACCTGCTGGAGAGCATTACCACCCCGGAAGGGGACCTTATCCACGCTACCAACTGCACATGGAGCGTCACTGACGGGGTGCTTCATGTGCTGCTGACCTATGACCATTTCGCATATCGCCCTTGTGAGGAAACCATGATGGGCGAGCTGAAAATCGACCAGAGAGGATGAATGACATGGCGAAAGAAAACACGGCGGCACCGGCGGCACCCACCTTCACGCGGGACCAACTGGCGGCCTCCAAGCGTTACGCCTCCCTGCGGGACCTGGTGACGGTTCTGCTGGAGGACGGCAAGCAGTACACGCTTGCCGAGGTAGACAAGAAGATCGAGGAGTTCAAGAAAGGCAAGGTGAACTAACATGGCCCTGGGCGGCGGCACCTGGCTGGTCCAGAACAAGGTCCTGCCGGGCACCTATATCAACTTCACCAGCATCGCCAAGGCGTCCGCCACGCTGTCTGATCGCGGCTATGCGGCGGCCCCCTTCGTGCTGAGCTGGGGACCCGAGAATGAGGTTTTCGCTGTGACCTCCGGGGAGTTCCAGAAAAACAGCAAGGCCATTTTCGGCTATTCCTACGACCACCCCAAGATGTGGGCGCTGCGGGATATTTTCCTCCACGCCACCACCGTGTACTGCTACCGGCTGGGTCAGGGTGCCATCAAGGCCACCAATGCCCACGCCTCCGCCAAGTATCCGGGCGTCCGGGGGAACGATATCTCTATCGCCATCGCCGCCAACGTGGACGAGCCGAACCAGTGGGACGTCAGCACCATCCTGGATGGGATCAAGGTGGACACCCAGACCGTGGCCACGGCGGCGGACCTGGTGGGCAACGACTATGTGGACTTCAACGCCAAGACGGAGCTGAAGGCCACGGCGGGGATGCCCCTGGAGGGCGGAGCGGACGCGGAGGGCGTCACCGGGGACAGCCACCAGGCTTTCCTCGACAAAATCGAGCCCTACGCCTTCAACGCCATGTGCTGCCCGGCGGCGGACCCGACCATTGTCAAGCTGTACGCCACCTATACGGAGCGTATGCGGGACGAGGTTGGCGCTAAGTTCCAGTTGGTGGCCTGGCAGCCCTCCACGGTGGACTATGAGGGCGTGATCGGCGTTTGGAACCCGGCCACCCACTCCACCATCAAGGATATCGACGAGCAGGCCGTGGTCTACTGGACCACCGGCATCCAGGCGGGCGTGGCGGTCAACAAGTCCCTCACCAACGCCAAGTATGACGGGGAGCTGACCTTGGACACGGAGCTGACCCAGGTGGAGCTGACGGCGGCTCTCAAGGCCGGGAAGTTCGTGTTCCACAACGTGAACGGCCTGACCCGTGTCCTGGAGGACATCAACACTCTGCTCACCCTGACCGACACCAAGGGCGAGGTATTCCAGAGCAATCAGACCATGCGGGTCTGCGATCAGATTGCCAACGATATCGCGGTCCTGTTCAACGAGCGATATGTGGGCGCGGTCCCCAACGACGCCTCCGGGCGCTCCACCCTCTGGGGCGACATCACCCACTACATCGGGGAGCTGGAGAAAATCCGGGCCGTGGAGAACTTTGACCCGGACACCGTGACCTGTGAGCAGGGCGACAAGAAAAAGGCTGTCCTGGTCGTGGTCAACGGTCTGAACGTGGTCAACGCTATGGCCCAGCTCTATATGAGCGTCATTATCCAGTAAGGGAGGGAACGAAAAAATGTCTGACAACGCCATGATGAACGCGAAGGACGCAGTAAGCGCCCACCGTGCGGAGTGCTTTGTCACCATCGACGGCACCCGCTATTCCATGCTGATGGCGAAGGACTTCGAGGGCAAGGCCCAGGTCAACACCAAGGAGGTCCCCCGGCTGGGCAACATCGTGATCGGCCATAAGGCCGACACGCTGGTGCTGGCTTTCTCCATGACCATCTACAAATGCACGGAGATCTTCGACAACGTGATTGAGGAGTTCATCCGCACCGGGGTCATGCCCACCTTCACCATCCAGACCTCCAACGACGACCAGGCCAGCAGCGTGGGGCGCAGCACCAAGATTTACAACGACTGCGTCCTGGACGGCGACGTGCTGCTGTCCATG